CATTTGGCTGGTCTGACCAAGAGCCTGTATTCCAAGATAATGCTCCCCAAGTATTTTGAGTAATATCAAAAATACCACCCATGCCAATACCGTGTACATAACATAAATAATAAAAATCTGTTTCTGATGAAGGAGTTACTTCAATGTATCTCGTGGTTGCAGCATTGAAGGTTGTAGTATTTGTGTAATTTGTCTGATTACTAGAACCATCCAAATAATAAGTTACACCTGATGAAATTATCCCTGATGTGTTTTGTGTAGTTGAAAAAATTAAAGGGTGGTTATCATTAGAAGCATCGCTTTGATCAAATCGTAAAGTTGCTCCATTAACCCAATTTACAGTTCCAGGACCTGTAGAATTTCTTGCACCATCTAGATAAAAGACGTTGCCTGTACCACCACCATAAAGGTTACCCGACGCTACGGTAACTGTGTAAGTTAATTCTGCCATAGCATCGGGCTCCTAAGTTATGCGATTCTTAATATAGCGGCGCTCGATGTAAAGTTTGGAAATTGAATTGTAAAAGTTCCAGAAGTTGCAGTTTTATCAGCACCAAAATCTAAAACACAAACTGCTTTGTTAGCTTCAGTTGAGTTATAGATTAAAGCACCTCTCGCAGTAAGTGTTACTCCTGTGAAAGATAAATCTGCAAAGTCTACGATCGCGACTCCGCCTGTTGCTAATGAAGTTTGTTGTGATGCTAAAGTTCCACCTTTTGCAGCATACTGTCCAGAAGCCGAAACTTCATTACCTGTAGTGTAAGAAGTAGTTGCTGAACTTAATGTTGCTTGTGATGTGTATAATGCTAGTTTAAATACATCGCCACCATTTTCTAAATCATGAACTCCTTCTAGAAGTTCTTTTTTAAATGAATTGGCTACTGCTTGTGTAATTGCCATAGTGTTTTCTCCTTAATAAATCTTTTAGTTATTAGGCGAAGGTGAAGGTATTTTTACCCTTGGCACCCCGTCCGTATACTCATCTCTACGTCTTCTGCCCATTTGCTCCAACGCAAAACTTTGTATAGATACATTATACTTGTCTGAATAGATTTTGTACATATCCATAGGACCTTTTAAAAACTCATAAGCTTGAACCATTACTGCGTTAAATAATAGGTCAGGAGCATTTTTTGACACATAAGTTTCTGTATTTGTAGATGATAATGCATCTGGTGAGTATATATAACTTAATTGAACCTGATATTGAGCATCGGGAGTAGGAGCCATAATTACGGTATCTTCCTTCCAATTAGCATAATATTTTGGAACTCCTGTTGATCCAGTTGAATTAAATTCAAAAATAAAACTCGTATCTCTTTTGTCTAAATATTCTTTAGTTGTTGGTGTTTGTGTAGAATCAAATACCAACATTGATCTTACTATGATGGATGTTCTCGTAGATGAAGTTGCTGGAGAACTTGGTAAAAGTAGGTAAGGTGAACCGATATTTAAGTTAGCAGTAGCATACTGTCTTGTATAATCAGCATCAACTTCTCTAAAAATACGAAGCTCAGCATCTCTAATCATAGACTGTAAGATTGAATCACTTAAAACAGAACTACCAACTTCTGTGTAATCTCTAACTTTTTGTAATAATTCTGCGTACGTCATGATATACTGATTGTAACACTCCCTACTGAAGAATCTACCTGTCTCTTTTTATTTTCTTCTAATGGATCTTCAGATGGTTGCATACCATTAGATGTAAATTGACCTGGCCAATATTGTGGGTCTAAATAAACTGTTACAGGCGCAGGTCTTTGTGGTCTTGCATTCCATAATGCAACAGGATCCGCCGTATGAGGTTTTGGATCTAGTTGAGGATGCTTTGCTTCAAATTCAGACGTATGTACCCATGAACCATTCCATTCTTTAACCATTTCTCTATATGGAAAAGCTTGTCCTGATCTATCGGATATTGATTGTGAATATTTACCCTTAGCGTAAGCCATTATGATCCTTGTGGGTAGTAAACATTAGGAGAAATATAAACAGATGTTCTTTGTCCATCTTCTTCTAATGCTCTTTTTAATTCATCTTCATATAATAATTTTAGTGCTTGTATTCTATCAGGTGCAATTTTTTGTGATAAATAAAAAGCTAATCCTGATACCATGCATGGAAAAAATCTAAAAGGCATATCAGCTGTATTTGTATATGCACCTACATCTTCAATTCTTGCAAGATAATAATAGAATATATTAGTCACTGCGCTCGTATCAGGAGCCAGATATAAACTAATAGTTGGTGTTAGTTGTCTATCAACATAATATTGCGAAGGTGTTCCCGTAGCAGTTTTATTTGGTATTGCTATATATTCTGATCTAGAAACTTTTGTTAAAGTTTGTTGATTACCACCTGAAACAGTTACAACAGCTTCAAGTACATCATTACAATCACTTGGTGCATTGTAAGTAACTTGACCGTTTACTAATGTTTCTGTTTTTGATTTTACTTTCCAGAGATTAATTCCTCTGTTGCCCCATTCAGAAAATAAAAGATTTAAACTTCTTCTAGCCGATTTAATATCATTACCAGAATTAGTTCTTACACCGCATCTTTCGTAAGCTTCTTCAATAACCTCATCAATTGATGGATTAAAACTTGTAGTTCCTGAACTAGCCATTTCATCCTATGCTTTTTTCATCATTTTGCCATACTTGGCTTTGCCAATTTGGCCTGTCATTTTATAATTTTTATGACCACCGCCTGCTGCCATTCCACCCGACATTTTTTTCATCATCTTAAAATCTTCAGCATCGATTCTGCCATTATTATTTTTATCTAACTTTTTTTGATTACCTTTAAGTGCCATTACTTTACTCCTTCAAATTTTCCTCCCTTGATAGCGATACCCATACCACCACAAGATAGTTTTTGTATTTTTGGTTTTTGTTTTTGTTTTTCCTTATCCTCTTTGACAGACTCTGTAGCCTTTCTAAGAGCTTCTAAGTATTTTTTATATTCTGTTGCTTCTTCCATTATAAATCTATCATACCACCATAATATAGTTTAGTAAATGTACCCTTTGATGCGTAAGTCTTAACATTTGTTGGTTTTGGCCCCGTATTACCTGCACTTCTTTTTCTGCTGACAGCACTCGCCTTTTGCGAACTTGACATCGCTGTGGCTTTTGCAAGTGGCACGCATTTTGGATACTTTCTTTTTGATCCACTTGCTGACTTCCTTCCACAAGGTTGATATTTTCCATCCTTCTTCGGGGCTCCAATGTCTACCCACTTTTCTTGAAACCATTTCTTAAGTCCTCCTCTTTTCATACCTCCTGCTGGAACACAATTTGGAACCATACGATTCCCTTTTTTCTTCATGCCCTTTTGGACATATCCTTCCCAACATGAACCTCGTTCACTCATTTTAATAAATCACCATAATAATCAACTGAACTTTTATTTGATAATTTGATATCAGCTGAATCGTGTTTTATAAATTTACCTTGATATGCTTTAATTGAATCTAATGTTTTTGCTTGTTGTTTATGTAAACCTGATGCTTTGTGTAAAGCTTTAGCTACTTTTTGAATTTTTATTTCTGCGCCTTTGTTTGCTTTTTTAGGTCCCCAATCTTTTCGTTTTGTACCTGATGGGTCTTTTATTTTACCCGCACAAATTTTACTTGCGTATGCGTTAGCATATGCACTGGGATATACTTTAAATTTTCTTTTGGCTGCAGCCTTGCCTCTAGCACATAGTTTTGTCATTGTCTTTTAGCCTTTTTCGGTTGTACAACTTCTTAGATTGTATCACTTTAGGCTTAAACAGTAAATGTC